TTAGCAAGCCATTCTTTTGATTTACTTATGATTCTTGAATCACGAAACCCACGCGCAATTGCATCAGTAACATTCATATTACTGAGTTTTGCACTTAGTGCATTTAGATATGTATCAGTACTCTCAAGCACAACTTCGTTAACTTTCATTAACTTTCTTTAAACTTCGTTGGAACTTTCTTTCGTCGCGTGTTCTTATTGAGTTTAGAAACTTTCTTGTTAAATTGTCTGCTTCTTCCTCTGTATACGACTCGGTAATTAAATCAAGTAATCTACCTGCACTTTGTATTAAATTGTCCGCACGACTCTGAATAACATGCTTTTTATCGTGCTCGATATGCAGACTTTCAAGTTCTTCTAATATACTTCGTGTTCTATTTTGCATATCATACCCTATAAGTTAAATTTATATGTTTGTATTTATTTCGTTTTGATGTTATTTAATAAACTTTGGAGTTTTGCAGACTTGACATCCCCAGTAACTTTAGGAATGTTATGTGTTGGAGTACTTGTAGTACTGGCCACACCTGGTTTTATTTTATTCATTATTTCACTAGCCACAGGAGAATTAGCATCTGGTTCTAATCCTGCATCTGTGATACGCAATGTGTTTAAATCAAACTCAAGTTCTACTTTTTGCCCAACGCCCGAACTAGAACGTGTTTTCATTAATTGTATTTGGTATCTTCCACGTTCTCGCATTGCACGACTGGTAAAAATACCAAATACATTATCAGCAGTATTAATTTTTGAAATACCGCCAGAAATGTGACTGTGATCAAATTCGATTTCTTCTACTGCTGATCTGTTTAACTGCGATGCAGTTACCATAATAATATCTAACTCCTTTGCTAAGTTACGTATTTCTTCCGACACATATTTGTCCTTAACAAACAAGTCACTAGGACTAACTTTTGTACTAACAGGCATTAACAAATCTAAGTAGTCAATACACATACAATCAACTTTAATCTTTTCTTGGATTTCTAATTCCTTTACATAAGAACGAATATCATTAACTGTGCTTTGTGCTGGCATGTACTTAATACGTAACTTACCAGATTTCTTTGCCAACATCTTAACTTTCATTTCGACATTTTCAATGTCCTTGAAAATTTTACTAGACGCAGTATCAGTCATCATTGAATCCATACGCATACTACATAAATCTTCACTCAATTCCAATGTAATAAACACACAGTTCTTTCCGTCCTGTACCCAATTAATCATTAAGTTCTGCATGAACAATGATTTACCGGAACCCGATCCACCTGCAAAAATCTGTAATTCGCCACGATTAAATCCGCCGTACAATTTCTTATCAAGCATTGGCCAACCAGTACTTGTTTGACCGTTGTTATCTTTAATAGATAACAAACGTTGTTTAGGATCAGCAAAGTAATCTGTTCCCATATCCTTTGTTAAACTAATTTGTACAGCATCTTTGATAAGTTTTTCAACAGGATCAAAATCTCCCTTCTCAAGTAAGTCAGCACTTTCCAAAATTGCACGTTCAAGTTCTTGTCTGCGTGTGAATCCTTCAAATTCATCCAGGAACCAATCATAGTGACCGTCGTTAAGTTCAGGAACTGGTTGCAAGTTATTGTTAGTTACTGCATTGATCTGCTCTAACGTAGGCAATGTGCCATGTTCACTTGAATGTTCGCTAATCATAGTAGCGGCGGCTTGTAACGATGGATCAAAGTTGTCAATATTTAAATATTTTGCACACGCACAAAACTTTGTGCATCGTTAAGCATCATTTCCAAAAATAACTTCTGTATTTCCCTAGTGTACTCTTTCAATTTTTCTCTCTAATTCTTTTTTTGCAAGTTTAATTTTAAGGCTGTTTGCATTTTTGTATTTTAATATCGTTAAAACAGTTGCTATTTTGCCGTATTTTACAACAGCATCATTAACATCTTTAATATTTGGATCATTCCACTTAGGAATACTAACTCCAAACCCATTCATTAATGCATCGTCTATTAATTTTAATCCTGCTTTATCTTGGTCAGGCACAACAATAACTTCGCGATATAATTGTTTTAGTTGTTGTGCTTGTTTGTTACTTATCTTATTGTGGAGGACTGCGCAACCATCTATACTTATTGCATCCATTACTCCTTCCGTAACAATAACAAATTTCCAATTATCGTGTTGTAGGTCTAATCCAAATATATAACCCACTTGCTGTTCATTCAAATATTTGGGTTTTTTATTATCTAGATATCGGGAAGTGTATCCAACAATCTTTTCATTATTTGTATAAGGAATTACAATTCTATTACTGTTGCGTCCCTTATCATTGGGTGTGACCATAAATGCATATTGGTTATATTTGATTCCTCGATTTTTTAAATAGTTGATTGTATGTGTATCAGTTTTATTAATTAATCGTGCATTAGTCGGCAAACTAACATCATTAAATTTAATATTTGCAGTAATAACTTTGTCTCTGTCACTTAATATATCATGGATACTTTTATGTCTAAGGCTTTCCAAATTAAGCCAATCAATTTCACTTTTACTAACACCCAACCAAGTTAATAACTTTCTTGCTTTAAGTCCAATAGGCTTACCTAACGTAAACCCTGCTGTAAAGTTACAATTGAAGCAATGATAACGCCAGTCATGTTCGTTTTCTAATAATACTCCGCCTCTGCCACGCTTATCGTGTGATTCTCCATTATGAGTACAGCATACAGCATTGAACGAAATCCATCCACTGGAGGATTTTTTACGTTTAGGAGGCAGGTAAGAAAGAATATCTATCATCGTAATATTATATATTAACAATTGTAGATACAGGTAATTTAAGTTGTTCGTATTGAACAGATAGGTTAAATGACTCATTGCGTACACACGTGAGTCAATGCGTGTATGAAAAGGGACAGAAAAACAACTTAACAACCCTTTGGTACTAGCACAATATCTTTGCATACGGCGTTGTGCTACAGCAATGCTTCGCCAATTTTTAGTAGTAACAAAGTAAAAAGATTGAGGACTATTACTAATTTAAAACACTACTATGCTACTTTGTACGGAGAATGCAAAGTAAACATTCACTTGCAACAATGAAAAACTATATGCACAAGTCTATTAACACGACTACAACTTACCAACGTGTTAATAAAATTATACATTAACTTTAAATACTATCTATAATTTTTACTAAAGAATTTGCAATTAACTGGTGCCCCTTTTCATTCGGGTGCCCGTGTTGCTTAAATACGCCGTGTTCTTTATTAAGCATTGGTCTACTGTCGCAGTCATACAATGTACTACAATCTGTTGTTGTTGTTGTTGCCAATGCATTAAATTGGACTACTGGTATATTATATCTTGCTGATATACCATCAAACAACCTTACAGTAGTTTCGTAATTTAGCTGGTGTAGTTCAGGACTATCCGTCATAACTAAATAATGCTTATGTAGATCAAACCATCCGCGGTCAACGTTTGGGCCTGCTCCGTCTAACCATTTTGCATGCAGATACTTATTCCATTCTGGATCATCAAATTCACTCTTATGTTTTGGATCATACCAACTAACACGACTTTCTTCAGTAAGACCAACAACAAGTAAAGAATTATGTATGTATTCTTTTGATTTGTTATTAAGCCACCACATTAAATTCCATTGCATAGTTTGCAAACTTGAACCAGGAAATGATAAATTTTCTTGCTTTAGGTTATATCTTGATGCTAATAAACCAGTATAACAATGACTCAATCGGTACTGGTCGTTTTGTGTGTAGTGACTGGGAATTCTCTGCTTTTCCAATTCAGGATCTAATAGTTCATCTCCAAACGTCCAACTACACCCAAATGATACAATGTTTTTTACGTTAATATATTCTCCTAAATATTTTCTATATTACAGAAGTTATTAATTTTTTTAACTAAACTCTTTTGTTTTTTAATATTATTTGGCTTTCCAAACCCTAGGTCATCGTGTGATCCAATAGCAAATAAGTAAATTGTATTATTTTTAATTTCATACATAACAGAAACATCATGTGTTAAACCTACATGTTTAATTCCACTAAGTGGGCCTTTTCCTGTCATTGCATAATCCTTACTACCATACGGAGCTCTTGGATCCTTTGCTTTTGTAGTTAAAAAGTCTTTTAGTGATTGTTGTACGCGTGCATTTTTTAAATGCTTTTTGTTGGTTTTATTGAAACACGGCGACATCTTAACATCGGCTTCCATTATAGTAGTGTAACTTTCCCAAATTACACTTTCGATTAAGTAACCAATGTTATTTGTAACTTCAAATATTTTCATTTTAAAATCCGTCTTTATGTACTAGATATTTAGCACGGATATATGCTTTAACTAATCCAGAACGAACAATATCTTCTACACCGAATTCGTTAGTTGCAAACCAATTAGGCATTGAATCAAGTACTTTAACAAATTTACATACGTCTTTATCTTTGTCGCGAGTGAAATCAGTTTGCATGAAATCACCACAAAACATTGCTTTAGATTTTTTGCCTAGTCTAGTTAATACTGAGTCCGCTTCATGTGAAGTACAGTTCTGGAACTCGTCCATGATAATAATACAGTTGTCTAGTGTTATGCCACGCACATAGGATGTAATCATAAATCGCACAATGCCGTGCTTAACTAGAATCTCGTACGCATCATCTCTTCCAAACAACTCAGAACATACCTTTTTATAAGGTAGTTCATATACTTGTTGCTTTTCATTAATGTCGCCCGGTAAGAAACCAATGTCTCTTGTTGGTACAGCACTACGTACAATAACAATTTGATTTAAGTCTGTGCCGCCGTTAATTAACTCTTCGAACGCCTTGTACATACTAAGGAACGTTTTTCCTGTTCCTGGATAACCCATTAATAATTGACATTTGCCGCTATCATAATTGTTAAAAAAGTTCTGTTGTGCTTCTGTGATTGGTTCAATTTCTACTAGTTTCAAATGCAATTTAGAAACAATACTTGCTCCTGCATTTGGCTTTTTATTCTTTCCCATTTGTATTTCCTTTTTAAGATACCGCAGGTAGTATATCTATTACACCTTGTGTTTCTGCATTGTCATCAACGTACGCTAACTCAGTTAATGAATTAAATACACGTTCTATACTGTAATTAGCACGTTGCGTTTCTACTGCTGATAAATCACTGTTGCTTAACGTTACTTTTGCTTTTCCTTTTGATGGAACAGTGATAGTTAATAATTTACTCATTAACAACGAGTTTTCTCTTATTAACTTGAACGTTAACGTTGTGTTTTCCAAATTGATTGGTTTTTGATTTTGGTCTAAGAATTGAAATTCTAGTGTAGTGTCAATTCCTTTAACCGCTTTTAATGTTTCTGCGTACACGAATTTTGTCCTTGGTAGATTGATACCGTTTGTAATGTTCGGATTAAAGAACATTGCAGTATGGCGTTGGTTATAAAAATAAACTTTAGTTGAATACATGTAAATTATTTATTAAATTGTGTGGATTTTTCAAATGTATGGTTAAATAATAAAGATGACATGTACTGGGCAATGAAAAGTGATAGAACTAATTTTCATCAGGCATATTTAGACGAACTATGAATAAGAGTAAAACAAATTTACATCTGAATTAAAATTCAAATAACGGCAACAACTGTATAACAATACATAAATAAATTTTAATTAACTATACAAATAAAACATACATGGAAAATAAGTTATTTCAAAAAATAGCAGAGAAATATCCATTTCTATCAATTGTGCTATATGCAGACAAAGAGCACATTGGCATTATTATGAATCAAGACAAGGTATTAACATCCATGTATAATTTTGGCGATATCGAAGATATAGATGAAAAACGACTATTTTTGGACTTAGGCGAAACTTGGTGGTGGGAATCTAATAGAAGCATACCTATTAACTTATTTCTAAAAGATGAATGGCTAATATTCAAAAATTATCGCGTAACGTTTACTAATAAAAATTTAACGATTCTTAGTGGGCCTTGTACTAGTTTAAGCAATATTGCCCAAAAGAGATCCAAGAGAAAAGCAATAACACTAATCAAAGATATTGATCAATTTAATTAATGTCTCAAACATTCGGTAATGTCCTTTCTGTGATAAATGACCACCTGGAACAGGATTACCTCCATCATTATAATAATCATCCTCATTAGTTAACATGTCTGACAAGGGCTTAAAGAAGTCATTTACTTGACTGTCAGTGTTAATTTTCTGATAAAAAGAACTACTGTGTGGAACAAAGTTCTTATTAAATAACCATGCATGATTATATACATAATAATCAATATTTTTGGATTTTAAGAATTTAGTTAACAGCAATAAATCAACCATTAATTCATCAAACAACTGCTTGTCGTTAATTAATTTTGTTCTCTCTTCGATGTATTTTTTATAAAGTCCATTTTTGCTATCTATGGGTTTTATACTTTGACATATTTCTTGTTGACTAGGATCAAAAACATCATCGTTTTGCCACCAATCATTACTTGCAGTAATCTCAGTTCTGTGCAAGTCAGTTAATTGAATTATCACAAAGGTATTTGAATCAAATTCTAGTGAATCTCTTAATGTAGTTCTGATTATTCTTCTATTACACGATCCTGGAGTTCCACGGTTTATTACATTAATTTGATAGTTTTCTTCAAAATAATCGCTGTATTGTTTTCCATTGCTATAATGAAATATTTGTGGATCATTTGAGAAACTACATCCGTTAACATATAGTTGATTAATTTTGTTCATTTAAAATATTTATGTGTAGTGCGACTAATGTTGCATAACTTACTGCGTGCGCTTTTTTAAAAAAGTATTCATCATTATCTGGTCTTGTCCATATTTCTTTTGAAATATTTTCCCACGGGTTACCCATTAAATGCTTTTTACCAGGACGTATTAATGCCAAAAACATTGCCATACGTGGTATTGAATTAGGCTTCATTTTGACTATTGCATTGAAATGTGCAGAAATATGTATTATTTGTGTACAAAAATTCTTGTCCAATAATTTATGCCACGGCGGTTCCCTATTTAATAATTCATCATAGTGTTCGTAATCTTTAATATGCTGATAAACAGATACGTTTAAGAAGTCTATCTTAAAATACCCACGTGTATTTGCTTCTTTATAATCTATACTAGCACAATTGTGTATTGGGTCTAATGGAATATCAGTTACATAAACGCCACTATTATGTTGTTTACTCTCTGTGTTTGATTCCTGCCTTGCAGGCACATGTTTAATTAATTTTAATATTTGATTTCGATCTGCAAAATCTAAATCAACATCTGCATCCATTAGCATATCACCATCCTGCTTTGTTTAGTACTTCTTTAATATATTCAACATCACTTGGACGATCTTTAAATTTATTACCCCATATTTCAGGATTAATAAAATCCCATATAATTTCCATTTGTTCGGTATTGAGTGTTTCTAAAAATTCTGTACCACTAAGACAATTATATAACACCCATGGACTGATAAATCCATTTGTAATTGCATAACAATTAGTATTGGTGTTTCCGTGTCGTAACATATCCTTACTATCTGAATTATGTTTAGTAGCCCATTTCATGCTATGTTCAATAGCACGTGTTAATGCATCTACAGGATTTTCACTAACTAATAAAGTAGATAGGTATTCTGTATATAATGCATCACTTGTCCAATAGTCCAATTTTTTATTTTGCTTGATTACAAATTCTATAAATTTATTAATATTTATAGCACTAATATCAACACAATAACGTCCAAATTTTACAAATGCTTTGTAGTATGGACTTTTAATAAAATCCATTGGTGTTTTTACTTTTTTTGAATGTTGTGTGTAATCATAAAATTTTAAATACGCATTGAATCCAAGTCTTACACCTTTGTCGTCTTTTTCCTGCCAACGTTTTTTCTTTTCGCATAGATGAACTACTAATGAATTTTCGCGTTTAAATCCTTTATTACAATATTTACAAGTGTATATTTCTTTTGTCATTGCTGTTTTTTAAAACAATTAATTGCCGTTGTCTTTATTAAATTGCACTAATTCCTTTTTAGTAACAAACGTGCTTAATAAGTCAATATCTTCTTCCTTATAGGTTGGATATATTTCAAGCAATTGTCTTTTAACATCCGCGTATTTGTTTTTTTCTTTTTTCTTTCCAATCCACTTTCGTCTGTAATTTCCAAATTTTGGACTTCCTGCAACAATCATTAACCATTGCAATTTTGGATGCTTGTACACATTAAAGAAGTTTTTATTTGCATGATGGTTTATGCTTGCAAGGTAGTAATGTAAGAGTTCAGGATCGGTGTCATCAACATTCACACCCCAACGCATAATTAAAACAGAACTAAACTCTTTTAATTGTTCTTCACTTAAACTATCGTAATAAGAATAATCTTTTCTGTCGATAGCAGGAATAACACCTTTAAACAAATCTAAAGCACGTTGTTTTTTTGCCATTACCAAGCCTGAGCGTAATCTACTACTTGTGAATTTCTTGATACATCTTTTATAAAATAAACAACGTCCGGGTTTTCCTTGTTATTGATCGGAACTGCTAGGTATTGTCCATTTTTTAACCTTGGGTTATACCATTGAACTTCGTTATATACGTCAACAATTTCAACTGGTAAGAAATTAGCATTAAAACTACTTAAACTATTAAACGAAAATGCTTTAAAGTTCCTATCATTAATACTAGTTAATGGTATTGCTTCGAGATCCCCAACATCTTCTTCGCCTATTAATAACTGCCAATCCACCGGCATTTTAATAATATTGTTTCCAATGTTTAACACAAGTGCTGGAGAAGTAAAACTTTCCAAAAATATTAATGGAGTAAAATAGTAATCCGCATCTTTTGGATCACTGTTGTCAAAAATAGCAAACTGAATATCATCAACTACTTCGGGTAATTCATTTAATTCGTATGCTGTGTTATCTAGTGTATGTATTTTCATAAAGTGTATTGTACATAATTATTAACCTTAAAAACTCTGTGTATAACCTTTTAACCTAGAAAAGGTATATTAATTATGTTAATTTACTTCCACTCCAATTTTTCTATCGAAAATGGATAATTGGCTTCTTTATAAAACTTCTTACGCTTAGTTAAATGACGTTTTGCAAATTTACACGTACTAGTTATATCCCATACTTGCACAAAGTCTTTATCTTCTGCTTTACGTACACCACGTCCAATAGACTGTATTACACGCACAAACGACTTACCAGGTTCAATAAGCATAAGATTAAAGATACGCGGTATATTAATGCCAACTGCCGCAACTCCATAAGTTGCTACAATAATCTTGTTATTTGATTCGGATACTTCGTCGTACTGCTCTTTTCTTTTAGCACCTTTAGTAGCACCACTAACAAATACTGCCTTATCACCCAACCTAGAAACAATTTCTTTTCCTGCTTCAACACGGTCAACTAACACAAGTGTATTACCTGTTTTGCTTGCATCATTAACTAAATTTGCAATGATATCTAATCTATCTGGATTAGTAAGTAAATACTTTAATTCACTTTGGTAGTTTGTGTGTTCTACGTGGTCAATTAACTGAACTACATTTACATGACAATTGGCAAGAACTCCCTTGTCCTGTAATTCCTTTGCTGATACACGGTTAATTACTTCGCCCAAACTAACATGCAATGACTTAAATTCAAAATCTTCCTTAGGTACAGTACCTGTTAAGCCCCAACGTAATGGAATTTTTGCCATTGGTCCAGTTAATAATGTTTTAAGTGCATCTGCTTTTGCACTATGTACCTCATCTACCATTACACATACTACGTCTTCCAAAAACTCCCCTATAGTAAAGTCTCCTTTTCCTGCTTTAGTATTTTTCATTAATGTATTAAGACTTTGCCACGTACATATAGTATGTTGCATTCCAACTTCTTTTCTGTCGCCAAAGTAAACGCCAACATCCAATTGCATATTAATGTAATCTTCTTCTGTTTGCACTACTAGACTTTTATTAGGAACAATAACAATACTTCTGCCGTAGTTTTCAACACGTTGACTCAACGTTGCTGTAATTAGTGTTTTTCCTGCACCTGTTGCAATCTCTTGCAGGCATTGCGGTTTTTTTAAAAAGTCATTAACAATCGTTATTTGGTAATCACGTAATACAATAGGCTGTCCTTCAACAGGATGATTCTT